AATCAATTTTGATGTGCAAGAGGCGGTTAATCTGTTTGGTGTGATGGATAGCACGTACAACGATGCCAAAGCACTGAACCGCGAGAAAATAGATTGCATCTTTGACAAGCCGACAAAGCTGTATTACCCCAACCCAACGGAGACGCAGAAGCAAGAGTACCAAGACCGAGTACGCAGGTATGAAGAGAACATGAGGGCGTTCACCGAGACGATCGTAAACGGACAGCCCGAGGATGTGCGGCACGAGAACTTCTACCGAGGTGCGGTGGCGTTATTGGTAGAGGGGTATCGGGAGCGAATGTCCACTCGCGGCAACGAGTGGGTACTGCACGACTTCGAGCAGGAGGGGTGGGTCGATGCGAACGAGTGGATGCTCATGATTGACGAGGCCATATTGAAGTACCACGCCGAGGAGGTACTGGAGCGAGTGCAACTGGAGGTGGGGAAAACTCCCAACCCGAAGTATGCCAAGTGGATATCAGAGAAGGTGTGACCAATAAACTTGACAATACCATAACATTGTGGTATAATATAGGTTGGTTAGTAGAAGTGTGTTCGTTAGTTTTTTGTAACCCGCCGAATCTAACAACTGTTAGAAACGGCACATCAGATGGAGTTTGAAAATGTCAGAAGTAACTTTCGGAAAAACTGTAACGCTGAAGCAAGCGGCAACGCTTATCAAAACGAACCCGACCACGAGGTTCATGCTGAGAGGTGAGCCTGGGATTGGCAAGTCATCCCTGCTGGAATCAATCGCTGGGGACTTGGGGTACGACTATGCGTATATTGACGTACCCAATATGGACTTGGGCGACATTGCGATGCCGGTGATTGATCACGAAACCAAGACGACCCGCTACTACCCCAATGCGCGGTTCAAACTGCACGAGGGCAAGCCTATCGTCATCATGCTGGACGAGTACTCAAAAGGTGCCGACCCTGTGAAGAACATGCTACACCCCATGCTAGAGAAGGCGAACCCTCGCCTGGGCGATATCAGCATTGACAATCGTAGCCCCATCTTCTTGACAGGCAACCTAACGACCGATGGCGTGGGCGATACGCTGAAGGCGCATAGCTTGAATCGCCTTGTGTGTATCAACGTGTCGAAACCAACCTCAGAGGAATGGATTGAGTGGGCTATGAATAAAGGCATCGAACCCGAGGTGATTGCGTGGGTCAATCGTTTCCCTCATGTAATGGCAAGCTACACCGATGGTGGGCAAGCCGACAACCCCTACATCTTCAACCCTAGGAAGGCTATGACGGCGTTCGTAACTCCACGCTCATTGGAGACGGCGTCTAACATTGTTAGAACTCGCAAGCAGAACGACACCGATGCGGTGATTGCGGCGTTGACAGGTGCTATCGGTGAGAGCGGTGCGCGGGACATGCAAGCGTACATCGAATTCTCCGACCAACTCCCGACATGGGAGGCGACCATCCGAGACCCCAAGAATACCAAGATACCCACAAGCCCCGGTGCGTGTGCCATTGTGGTGTTTGGGGCCATTGCGCGTATCGACAAGCAAAGCATTACACCATTCATGGAATATGTAGAGCGATTCGATGCCGAGTGGCAAGCCGTGTTTGCTATCAACATTGCGAAGAACCGCGACAAGCAGTCCATTGCATTCAGTTGCAAGGCATTCAGCGATTGGGTTGCAAAGAACCAAGACTTGTTGTGAGATACCACATACAGGGCACGCAAGTATTAGGGTTCTATGTTATGGATGGGTATCAATGGATATTCAAACATGAAGATAGAGGTGCTTGCGAAGCCGTAATTAAATTATTAACAGAAGGAACTAACAAATGTTAGAAGAACGCAAAGTGCAGAAGGCAAAGATCACTCTCATGCGGAATTCCAAATTCGCATTGCTGAGCGGCATCATGATGGTGGGCAGGACGAGAGTGGATGACAACATCCCGACCGCCTGCACCAATGGCAGGGACGAGCGGTATGGGCGCGAGTTTGTGAAGAAGTTGCGCGACCCCGAATTGGCATTTGTGGTGGCGCATGAGAACGCGCACAAGATGTATCGGCATCTCACTACATGGCGCAAGTTGCATGATGAGAATCACCGCATGGCGAATCAGGCTTGTGACTACGTGATTAACCTCATGCTCAAAGACTTGGACCCAGGCGAGACAGTCATAGCCATGCCACGCTATACCGATGGTCCACTCAAGGGTAGGGTGATGGGCTTGGTGGACGAGCGATTCCGGGGCATGAACGCCAAGCAAGTGTTCGACATTCTCAAGGAGGAGGATGAGGGCGGCGGTGGCGGCGGCGGCGATGGGTTCGATGACCACGATTGGGATGGTGCGAGGGACATGACCGAGGAGGAGAAGAAGGAACTTGCACGAGAGGTTGACCAAGCGATACGCCAAGGACTGATTTCTGCCAAGAAGGCGGGAACTGGTACAGGCGGCATAGACCGCGAACTTGAAGGCTTGATGCAACCCAAAGTGGATTGGCGCGAAGTACTACGCGAGTTTGTGAAAGCAACTTGCAGTGCTAAGGACACGTCCTCATGGCGCAGAGTCAACCGCCGATTCTTATCCGCAGGCATATACATGCCTACGCTGATAGGTGAGAAGGTTGGTCACTTGGTGGTTGCTGTTGACACCTCTGGTTCGGTGGGTGGGAAGGAACTCGCTGAGTTTCTGTCCGAGGTTCAAGGTATCGCAGAGGAAGTAAGCCCCGAGATCGTGGACTTGATCTACTGGGACGGCAAAGTGGCGGCGCATGAGACCTACACAGGCACTACTGTATCGACCATCGTGCAGTCAACCAAGCCAGCGGGCGGTGGGGGTACTTCACCTAGTTGCGTATCCACATATCTTAAGGACAAGAGCATCGTTCCCGAGTGCATCATCATGCTCACCGATGGGTATGTCGGTGGGGATTGGGGTAACGAGTGGACCGCGCCTGTGTTGTGGGTGATCGTGGGGGGTAATGATGAAGTTGCGCCGAATGGCAAGACGATTCATGTCCGAGATTGAAATCTGGTATCTAACAAATGTTAGGAGAGTGAACATGGTTGTAATGGATTTAGGTTATCGCAGTGTGGTGCTTGGCACCGAGGACGCAATACGACTTGCTGAACTTCTGGCAAAGAGCGAGGCTTTCGAGGAGAAGTACCGCACCAAAGAAGAGAAGGAGAAGAGCGGTATTGATACCGACTACACCTACCACGTATTCCCGCAAGACAAACAATTCACCATGAAAGTTATGTCTGACGCGCAGTATCAAATGGCAAAGCTGGCGGGCAAGCCCGTCAAAGAATAGTTTTTAACCAAGGAGAAATGAAATGAGTATCAGTGCATCAGCAGTGTTAGTGGAATTGAACATCAGTGTATGGCCTGCATCAAAACTTGACCGCGAGATTACCGACAAGGTAAACAGCGATGCGGGTGCAGTGAAAGGTGCAAGCCAGACTAAGAAGAATCTGTTTGCAGGTACTAGCCTACGCAAAGACATTGCCGACTTTGCTGCAAGGGTTCGGCTGTATCACAACAGGCACACGTTGCCGTGGGCTGACAAGGGCGAGCGCATGCTGCCCACTGCGTTGTTCCTAGATTACAAGCAGACCATAAATGGGTACGAGCGTACGTTCGAGATGATGTGCGACAACTTCTTTATCGAGTATCCACGGCTGGTGGCTGAAGCACCGACTGCGTTGAAGGGGTTGTACAAGGCCGAGGACTACCCTGAGATTGAGGAGGTCAAGCAGAAGTTCGGGTTCAAGCGTACGGTCAAGCCTGTACCCGAGGTCGGAGACTTCCGCTTAGACATTCCTGCGTATGACTTGGAGGAGATGCGCAGCGAGTTTATGGGGCAACAAGACCGCAAGTTGGCAGAGGCAATGCGCGAGCCGTGGGAGCGTCTGCATAAGGTGTTACTGGCAATGTCAGAGAAGTTGACCGATGTTGAGGGGGATGACGGCAAGAAGCGTTACCACGACACGTTGCTTACCAATCCTCTAGAACTCTGTTCTCTTTTGACAAAGTTGAACATTACCAACGACCCAAAATTGGAGGAAGCACGTAGGCAAGTAGAGGTAGCGATGTTGAACGCGGACATGGAGAGCATCAAGGAAGATGCCGACACGCGCAGTGAATTGAAGTCCAAGGTGGACGCAATTATCAATAAGTTTGAATGGTAAGGAGTAGGTATGCACACAATGGAACTGAGCAACATAGACACGCACAAGCATGGCAAGGTGGACGAGGTTCACCCGACTATCAACCAAGTGGTGTATCGACTGGCGACACTAAACCCACTGTGGACGTTTCGAGTTACTGACGTAACCACTAGCTATCAAGCTAGTGTCAGGACCGCCCTGGGGTTTGAGGTGCTTGAACAAGGCGAGAAGCTAGGCACGATCGCACGAACGTATCGGGGTGGGACTAATGTGATTGGCATATCCAACGATCGCATTGCCAAGGGGCGTAGCCGTGGGGATACGTATCACACAGAAGATGCAGAGAAGGCAATCCTCAAGGCTAAGAAGATGTTCTTTCGCTTGAAGCCAGACGAGCGCATCACTAAGGCGGCGAAGGCGGCGACAGATGTATTTACCGAGCAGATATGGAAGCGGGAGAGAATTAAGTCTCAAGAGGAGAACACCATCCGAAAGGCGGCGCTGGACTACCTCAATGGTGTGGGGCTTGCACATTTTCTAGAATATGTAAACACGCAAATCCCGTCAATAAGTGCGCCCATCCTCAAGTCGGTGGATAAGGTTGAGGAGATGCGGGGTGAGATGCTCACCATTGAATCTGTGCGGCAACGATTCGAGAACCAAGAGACTGCCTTAGTCATAAAAGATTCGGGTAACTACTTGGTCAAAATGCGTGACAGTGTACAACTCTACGATGATAATACGCTCCCTCACGAGATGCGTAGTAAGTTGGGTATGCTGAAATTGGTAGAGGCGGAGACATTCCTATCTAACGTAGGGTGTCGTGTCAATGACGAGGTGTTCATCCTAGTATTGGACGAACCTAACAACTGTTAGACAAGGAGCAACTGTAATGAAACAACTAAAGCTAAAAGCCGTACCCCCGATAGGTACGGCATACAAACCAAAAAGTATTTTAGACCCAGCGTTTAAATACACGCCCTCTGCTGGTACCGATGTTCGGGCAACGTGGGCAAGGTTTGGTTGGAAACCATTTGTAAGGAATAAAAATGAAAGCAGTTCTTGAGTTCACCTACCCGGAAGATCAGGACAAGCTACGGCACGCGCTCAATGGGAGTAAGGCTATTAGCGCATTGATAGACATTCAGGTGGAGGTTCGCAACTACTTTAAGTATGACGCCAATCCACAGGACGTTCTAACAAAAGTTAGAGAACTCACAAACACAGCACTCGCTGAGTGCGGGGAGGAATGATGGAGACGATCGCAACAACAATCATCTTGGGGTTCATAGGTGTGGTGGTCGCTGGCCTTGTGCTGGTGGCACTGATGCGCTTGTGGTTCTGGATGGATGAGAACGAGAGGAATGAAAAATGAAAGACCCGGAAGACGAAGCATTTGAACAGCTATCTTTAAAGCAAGGTAGCTGGGAACACACATCAGGATGGCGCAAAAAGCAAGTGGCTCACATGGATGTGCACTCACACCCGGCAGAGTTTGTCCACCTGCACCGCAACGACACCATTGAAGAAGTGGCAAAGGTTGTGGAAAAGGTGATGATAAAGCGGGGCGACACGGGGCACGATATTGCACGGCTTGTCAGGAGTATGAAGAAATGACACCAATACAAAACTCAATTGCATACATTCAAGGTTTTGAATTTGGACAGGATATAGCAAAAAAAGAGATACGCCTAGCAGTAGAAGCAGAGCGTGAGTGGTTGCTTGGTTACATACAAGAGCATCAACCATCATACGAACAAATTGAAGCCGCCATCAGAGCAAGAGGAGAACAAGCATGATGCCCCCACCGAGTAAAGAACTGTGCCTGATGATGGCAAAGATCAACTACACACGCGATGAGAAACTCAGTTGGACATGGCTGTTCGCTTGGGGGTTCCACGATGCATATGTCGAGGGTTGGTATGAAGGAGTGAAGCTATGAAGGGGGGCGCAAGGCCGGGGAGTGGGCGCAAGCCGACACTGATCGACGAGCGTAGAGCCTTGAGCCTACACAAGCAGGGAGTATCAATGCGAGAGATTGCCGAGCGGTTCGGCGTGAACTTGCAGGTAATCAAGTATTTTTTTAAGAAGCAAAGGAGGTTAGAACATGACAACGGGAATTGAGGAACTGAAACTGATAAAGCCAAAGAAGGGGCGGGGGTTGGGTAAGAAGCCGCCACTTTTTTGCACGAGCTTGCGTCTATCGAAGGAGGTAATGGATTATTTCAACACCCACCATCCATATACAAAGCAAGCCAAGATGAGAGAAATTCTTACCGAATACATCAACAGCCAAATGCAAGGAGCAAACAATGGCAACAGCTAAAAAAGTGAAAAAAGTATCCCGCGCATCTCTGATGCGTCAGTACTACAACGGCAACCCAACGGCTACCGTCAAAGAGGTTGCGGATAAATTCAAGACCTCATATTCGGTTGCGTACATGGTGCGCAAGGAGATGCAGAAGCCAAAGAAGCAACGCGCAGGGAACTTCAAGCGGATAGCAGTGTTCTCAAGCAACAGACCCATACTGAACCCTGAGATTGCCATAGAAAAACCAAAAGCTGATCCGGTGAATCATCCTGCCCATTACAAGGTAGGTGGAATCGAGACCATCGACTTCATCGAAGCGAAGGCATTGGGGTACCACTTGGGTAACGCCGTGAAGTACATCACTCGCGCCGACCACAAAGGCAACCGACTGCAAGACTTGCAGAAGGCTAAGTGGTACATCGACCGCGCCATTGAGAAAGCGGGGGCATGATGAAAGACCTCAAAGAAGAGACTTTTATGCAGACGGTGTACGTGCTTAACGGCATCACCTATGTGCCGCACTACCGCAACCCATCGGTTTTTGTTGGCCCCGGCTACCCGCGCTTCACACTTCAGCGGTACTCAGACGCTGATCTGCGTAATGCAGGTGCTCAGCAAGGGGGTTTTCCGTTGTGGAAGCGTAGCAACTACGGCGTTGTAACAGACCAAAAACCGTAGGAAGTGACAGCGATCTAACATTTGTTAGACCAAGGGTAAATCCTAGCCGCCTTCGGGCGGCTTTTTTTCGTCTGGGTGTTGACAAAGTACAAGGTTGTG